GTAACAGAGAAGGAGCCAATGTTAATCCATACGATGTTGGTTATGAGGGTGATGGTAAAACTTTAAAACCCGGTGCAACTTTTTACAATGGAATGTTTGAAGATTCTATTGAAGATAAAGCTAAAGATGCTGGTATTCTTAAAGATGGCGTAAGTTCTGACCCACAAGCTATAGAATTAAAACCTGCAGAAAAAGCCGCAAGGAGAATGGAGAAACTTATCCATGACCAAATAGAAGAATCAAATGGTTCATCTGAAATACGTAATGCTTTACTTGAATCAGCTTTACTAGGTACTGGAATTGTTAAAGGACCTTTTAATTTTAATAAAAAACTTCACAAATGGGATACAGACGAAGAAGGTAACAGGACTTATAATCCTTTAGAAGTAAGAGTACCGAGAATAGAATTTGTAAGTTGTTGGGATTTTTATCCAGACCCATCAGCTACTAATATGGAAGAATGTGAATACGTTATCCATAGACATAAAATGAACAGAAGTCAGTTAAGGCAACTAAGAAACATGCCTTACTTTAACGAAGATGCAATTAGAACTTGTATTAAGTTAGGACCTAACTACGTAGAAAAAGATTTTGAATCTGCTCTCAAAGACGATGCAAGAGTTGAAGACGAATACCACAGCAACTTTGAAGTGCTTGAGTATTGGGGAATCATGGATGCTGAGTACGCTAGAGAAGTAGGAGTAGAGCTTGACGATTCTATAGATGATTTAGATGAAGTACAAGTAAACGTATGGATATGTGGAGACCAACTACTAAGAGCTGTAGTAAATCCATTTACTCCATATAGAATACCATATAACGCTTTCCCATACGAAAGAAATCCATATAACTTCTTCGGTATTGGTGTAGCAGAAAATATGGATGATTCACAACAGATTATGAACGGTCATGCTAGAATGGCAATAGACAATTTAGCAATGGCTGGTTCTTTGGTGTTTGATGTAGATGAGTCTGCTTTAGTCGGTGGACAATCTATGGAAATATATCCCGGTAAGATATTTAGAAGACAAGCTGGTATGCCGGGACAAGCTATACATGGTTTGAAGTTTCCTAATACAGCACCAGAGAATATGATGATGTTTGATAAGTTTAGACAACTTGCAGACGAACAAACAGGTATACCTAGTTATTCACATGGACAAACAGGTGTACAAAGTATGACAAGAACAGCTTCTGGTATGTCAATGTTACTAGGAGCATCAAGTTTAAATATTAAAACAGTTATCAAAAACCTTGATGACTTTTTATTAAAACCTCTAGGTGAATCATACTTCCAATGGAATATGCAATTCCTTGAAAGCGACTTAGATGTTAAAGGTGATTTAGAAGTTAAAGCTACAGGAACAAATAGCTTGATGCAGAAAGAAGTAAGAAGTCAGAGATTGACTATGTTCTTACAAACTGCACAGAGTCCTGCTATTGCTCCGTTTGTTAAGATTTCTAAACTCGTAAGTGAACTTGCCTACAGCTTAGATTTAGACCCTGATGAAATACTCAATGACCCTGAAGAAGCAGCTGTAATGGCACAAATAATAGGAATGCAAAATGCTGGACAAACAGTTGGCGATGAGGTTGAAACCCTTGGTGGGCAACCCGGAGCTATGGGAGGCATTCAAGGAACACCTAATCAACCTCAAGAACTTGGACCTACAGGCACTGGTGGTGGCAACATCGGAACAGGAAATGTACCGGTTGCAGGGGAAAGTGAATTCTCTGGGACGCCTAGAGCAGTTGGACCTACAGGTTAAAGAGGCTATGAATAGGAAAGAGGAGAAATAATGTTAAGTTTATTAGATACAATTTTAAAACTCGTAGGAGTAATACCATGGATAGTTTCAATCTGTTCATTGATTGCTTCGTTAACACCAACTCCTGCTGATGATAAATTAGTAGGTAAAGCATATAAAATTATAGATTGGTTTGCTTTAAATATAGGCAGAGCCAAAGAGAAGTAAAATGTTAGAAGACGATAAAAAAAGATATGGTATGAAAGAGGGCGGTGCTGGAATAGAAGCTCTCAGAAAAGTAGCCCCTGAAGTCGTTGAGAGAATGGGCTACGAAGAAGGTGGTGATGTAGTAAATCAAATGTCTACATTAATGGAACCACAAAATAATGAAATGCTTCCAGAAACTCCAATGGAGTCAGACGAAGAAATGGAAGATAACTATATGGATTTTATACTTGATGAAGCATTAACAGAAGAAGAAGAAGATATGCTAACATCAAAACTAGAACAAGACGAACAACTTGCTATGCTATTTGATAAAGTTATAGAAGTTGCTCAAGAATTTGCTGGGTCTGGTCCTGTTGAAGGACCGGGTTCGGGAATCTCCGACAGTATACCTGCGAGGTTATCTGATGGAGAATTTGTCTTTACTGCAAAAGCTGTAGAAGAAATCGGAGCTGATGAATTGATGCGAATGATGAAAGATGCAGAAGCTAATGCAGATAAAAGACTACAAGCTCAATACGGTGGACTTGTCATGGAAGACCAACCTGAAAAGATTGTTCAAACAGAAACTCGTATTATGAAACCTGCTGATGCAACTTCCCCAGCTTTTGGAGCTATGGAAGATAATTTAATCGAGGAAGAAGTAGCACGAAATATGTTAGACCCAAGAGTTCAACACGTAAGAAGCTAAACTAGGAGATAGGGCTACCTTATGTCATAAGCACCCTATCATTTTAATAACCGAAAGGCTACCTTTAAAAATAAAAGCCCTGCACAGTCGACATACGCAGCTACCTTTTAAACGAAGCCCTGAGTAGGAGAAAAGAATATGACTACTAAAGTACAAGAGGAAAATGCCAATCCTTACAACCAAAATAAATCATGGCATAAAGATATAGAAGATAAGCAATTTGAAAGTTCTGAAGGAATGTTCTTCCAAGAACCAACTAAAGAACCTACAAATGAAAACGTAGAGCAATCTGTAGAACAGGAAGCTGTAGAGGAAAGTCCTAAAGACCAACCTTACAAAAGACCAGACTACAAAAAGCGATACGATGATTTAAAAAAACATTATGATGCAAAACTTAATGAGTTTAAATCTAGAGAACAAGAGTTAATAAACGAAGCTACTAAAAATAGAACTGAGTATAAAGCTCCTAAATCTCCAGAAGAACTTGAAGCATTTAAGCAAGAGTATCCTGATGTTTACGAAGTTGTAGAAACAGTTTCACATCTTCAAGCTTCAGAGAAATCTAAAGTGTTAGAAGAAAGATTAGAAGCTTTACAACAACGTGAAAAAGAGCTTATTAGAAAAGATGCTGAAAAGCGATTGATGGATAGACATCCTGATTTTGAAGATATCAGAAACAGTGATGACTTCCACGACTGGGCAAAGTCTCAGCCTAATTCAATTCAAAATTGGATTTATAAAAATGCTGACGATGCTGACCTAGCTTCAAGAGCTTTAGATTTATTTAAAAGAGATATAGGATTGGATGTTGCACCTAAGAAGTCAAATTCTAAAAAGACCAAAACTTCTGCTGCTGATATGGTCTCAACTAAAACAACAAGTGTTGAGCCAAAGCAAGAGAAAATTTGGACTACTAAGGAGATTTCTGCCATGAGCATGGACGAGTTTGATAAATACGAAAGTGAAATCAGTCAAGCTATGTTTGAAGGCAGAGTTCAAAAATAAATTTATATTTTATTTAGGAGAAAAATAAAATGGCTTATAACCAATCAGACGAAAACTTTGCACAAAGTTCTGGTTCTAACTTTGCTAGTAACAATTTCCTACCTGAAATTTATTCTAAGAAGGTCTTAAACTTTTTTAGGAAAGCCTCTGTTGTCGAAGCAATTACAAACACAGACTACGCAGGTGAAATCTCAGGATATGGAGATACTGTTAAAATTATAAATGAACCAAAACTTACTGTATACCAATATGAAAGAGGAGCAGATGTTACTAAAACAACTTTAACAGATACTCAAAAAACTCTTATTGTAGATACAGCTAACGCTTTTAAATTCATCGTAGATGATATTGAAAGTCAAATGTCACATGTAAACTTTAAAGAAGTAGCTAGTTCATCTGCTGCTTATTCTTTAAGAAATGCATTTGATGAAGGTGTCCTTGCTACAATGTTTGCAGGATGTTCACAGGACTTAGGTTCTGACTTTGGTAACGCAGACCATATTATTGGTGCTGATGCTGCTGCTGGTACTGCTGGTGTAGACGAAACAACTGCTTCTGTTGACCTTTTAGGTTCAGATGCAACTGGTGTTGATGCTTTAGACCTTATGGCTAGAATGGCTAGAAAATTAGATGACCAAGACATTCCTGAAGAAGGTAGATGGTTTGTTGCACCTCCTTCATTTTATGAAGAGTTGTCACAATCTGGTTCTAAACTATTATCAGTAGACTTTAATGCTGGACAAGGTTCAATTAGAAATGGACTTGTTTCAACAGGTAAGTTAAGAGGATTCAATATGTATAAATCAAACAATATTGGAGCTACTTCTACTGCTACTGGTAAATGTTTAGCTGGACATATATCTTCAACTTCAACAGCTCAAACAATTACATCAACTGAAGTAATCAGAGACCCTGATTCATTTGGTGACATTGTAAGAGGTTTACATGTCTATGGAGCAAAAGTTCTTAGACCTGAAGCTTTAGTATCAGCTTTCTACACAGTAGATTAATGATATTTTACGGGGGGTCTTAACTGACCCTCCACTTTTAAAAGGAGATAAACATGCATTGCGACAGTAAAAAAAGAATGAAAAAAATGAGTGGCGGAAAAGTTAAAAAAAGAATGGCTTACAACAAAGGTGGTTATGCTTCTATATACGATATGGAATCAGACTGTAAAGAAAAATGTGGTTATAATACCATGAAGATAGAGGGTGAAAAGTAATGAGGGTTAAAGCCCCTAAAGGTTATCACTGGATGAAGTCCGGTAAATCTTTTAAACTTATGAAAGACCCTAAAGGAGGTTACAAACCTCATAAAGGAGCAAGTCTTTACGCAAATTTTGAAATACAAAAGGTACATAAAAAATAATGGCTACAACATATCTCGACATAACAAACGAAGTATTAAGAGAACTTAACGAGGTTCCACTTACTACTTCTACTTTTCCAAGTGCTACAGGTATTCAACAGTTTGTAAAAGATTCTATAAACAAAGCAATCTTTGACATAGCTAACGAAGAACCTCAATTACCTTTCTTTTCTGCAGGAGTTAGTGGAGCTACTGACCCTTACTACG